AAGAAAGCTGCCTAAGAATAGGAGTAAGGCTGCTTCTGTCCTGTGGCGTTTAGGTCATCCTGTCGTGCCTCCAAAACGTGGCAGGTTGGCTCCCTATAAAAGAAAAAAACATAAGGAGATAAAACAGTATGAAACTATCACCTGAAGTTGAATTAGAAATTCTAAAGGCTACTATGCAATGGCTTTACAAAGAAACTCAAGCATTTAGAAAGGGTCTAGCATTTGAAGATGAATGGTTTGACGTAGCGGTGGGTAGTGACGTTTACAGTGTGAACCCTTATTATGGTCATGACTGGGAAGTAGAAGAAACATTGAGCGTGGCTGTGTACCTGACAGAATTAGACAGTAAAGGTTATCGGAAAGAGGTTATGGAATCTGAGGCTGTTGTCCTAGAACTTGGAAAGGAGTAGTAAAATGATTGAAACAATTCTTATTACAACTGCAGTACTATTAATTGTTGATTTATTTCTGAGTGGAGTATTATAAAATGGTAGAGATATATAACTTCAGAGCTATAAGAGAAGATGTCCTTGATAAAAAGGGATTACTAACTATGGAAGATGAGGTAAGGGTTGACATGCTGGAGCGTGGTCTAAATCCTACGTCTTCCAAAGATATAAAAGAGTTTTGGAATATAATATCAGAGGGGCAAGTAGTAGATGAGTAATATGTTTAACGATGAAATCTTAGAGAATCTTTACGATACAGTCTATGAAGAACTTATTCAAGCTGGACATCCACCCAGTGCGGCAGAATATGTTGGTCAAATCTTGGCAAGAAAAATATTTGATGAAGAAGATGTAACTTCTTTGGATTTATTTACTGCGTGTAAGGATTATTGCGCCCAGAACTGGTGGAGTTTAAAGAAAGGAAAAGACGATGGGAAATCATAAACCATATTTAAGTCATGATGAAATAAGCTACAACATATCAGAGTATCTCTGTACAGTAGCTGGTGTAGATAGCATTACAGATATATCTTTAGATGAAATAAATAGTTACATGACTGGCTTAGAAAATTTTTATAATAAAGAACCTAAGACTACTTACAATCCTGTAGCTTCTGTAAGAAACATTATGGGTTCTGCAGTCATGTCTACCTTTAAAGATACATAAAATGAAAAGTAAATTAAAAGTTATCCATGATATTATTATAGGTAAAAATTCTCCAAACTTTAACAAGTTAAACAGGATAGGATGGATACTATTTCCTTCCCTGTGTATGTTAAAAGATAGACTTGTTGCTAAAAGAAAATATAAAAGAGATATTAAACTTGGTAAGGCTGTTATTAAAAATGGAATGAAACTTTATTACAACTAGGAGAAAGCTATGCCAGTAATTAAACCAACCCACGCTCCAAGAACAGAGTATGTAACAAGGAAAATAGATAACAAAAGAGTTAAGTGGGTGGAGAAATCCCTGTCTTCTTTATCCTCTCTTGAGGAAATAAGACAAACAAATCCCTTTACAGGGAAGCGTAACTGGTGCTATGATCATTATGTATGGGTCATGGAAGAAGTTAAATAAAATCTTAAGGAGTAAATAAAATGCAGCTATTGTTAAGGAACGATGGTTTATACATAGCCACTGATGACGATAACAGGGATATGAAAGCTATCAGTTTAGAAGATTTAATCTTTAAACTTATTGGATCATTGAAAGAAGCACCCAACTCTACTGCTATCCATGATTTATCAGAGGTAAATAATTGGCTCTTTAATTATCAAATAGATTTAGGAGATGCAATAGAGCAACGTAAGCAGGAGAGTTTACTAGATAAACTTAAAGAATTACGCAATGAAATTCTTACAGGTGAGAAAGAAACTGCAGCAACTAATCTAGGTAGTGGTGAATTTTCTTATATGAAAGAGCCTTATGATGTACATAAAGCAATCAGAATAAAACTAGATGATATAATAAATAATCATCAGTTTTTAACTGACTTTGGTTCAATTGAGGGAGGTAAGATGAACAGCTAATGGCTGTTACTGAGATAGAAGAAATAGTATTTAGATTAAAGGCAATACAAAGGGGTATTGAACAGATACCATTTAATTCTGTGGAGCAGGAACTCATATGGAGGAGTATATATGAAGAGATAAAACAAATACAGGAAACATTAGAAGAAGATGAAGCATTTAAAACTGAAATAGTTATTAACTAAAGGAAGAAACTTATGCTAGAACATTTAACATCTACTAAAGATAGAAATATATTTTTCCCAGTATTTTCAGAACCTGTTCGTGGACTTTTTAGTGGTCTAGAAGCATCTAAGAAAAAGATGCTTACGACATGGACTTCAGAGGATGAGTATCGTGAAAATCTTTCAAAGAAATATCTGTCTGTCGTCAACGAAAATTACAGAGTTGTAGAGAATAAAGAAATTCTTCTACCTTTACAGGAGCAGATGGTAAATTACTTTGATCCCACAGTTCTTGAAGGAATAAAGATTAAGGATACAATCCTTAAAGATGGTGCAGTATGCTGGTCAGAGTATACCTTCCCAGATATTTCTGAAGGAATTACAGCAAAGGAGAGTGGACACAAAACAAAGTTTAATCTTAGATATATTCTTAAGAATACCTTTGATGGAAGTGGCTCGGTCATGCTGTACAGTGGGGATATTGATACCTTCTGCACTAATGGAATGATCTCTGGATCATATGACATTACAAAGAAAAGGCATACAAAGAACTTCAATACAGAAGGTTTCCTAGATGCTTTTGATAAGACATTAGTGACCCATAAGAAACAGGTAGAGAAGTATCAGAAATGGGCTGACACGTTTATCTCTGCACCAAGAGTTAGGAAGCTGTTAGAAAATCTTACAAAATCTTCAATAAATAATTGGAGGGTTAAGAAGAAGAAACATACACTCTCTGACAGACTGTATCTCCAGTTTGCTTACGAGGTAAAAACCAGAGGCCAGACTGTCTTTGCTTTGACCTCTGCAATGAGTGCCTATGCTTCCCATAACTCAACCCTTTTCCCTGTCTCCAAGGCAGGTGATGCAGGGACTTTGTTAAAGAGACAAGAAAGGGTTGGAGCATGGCTTAATTCTGATCACTTTAAAGATATGTTAGAGCATGTCTAATGAAAAAGTATTTACTATGGGGAGTCTTTATGACTCCCCTTTTTTTATGTATGTCTGCTAAAGCTGACATGCTAACCCTCCAACAACAGATCACTTGTTTAACAGAGGCTGTTTATTTTGAGGCTAGGAGTGAGAATTTTATTGGACAACTAGCAGTAGCTAATGTTATACTGAACAGAGTTCGGCATGTTAAATTTCCTAACACAGTATGTGACGTAGTACATGAAGGACGCTACTGGAAAGGTAATCCAGTCAGAAACAAGTGCCAATTTTCTTATTGGTGTGATGGTAAGTCAGAGAAAATGAAAGACAAGACTGCTTTAGAACAAGCTAAAAACATAGCAATCCTTTCCCTAGCTGGTGCTAGAATAGACAGGATGGAAAATGTTTTATACTATCACGCATCTTATATGCGACCCTACTGGATTTCTTATGTAGATAGGGTAGAGAAAATAGGAACCCATATATTTTACAGGAGTAAATAGGATGTCTAAAAATCTTTGGGATAAAGATAGAAAAGTTATTGTGCGTCAACTCATTAAAGAATATTTAGAAGAAGGGTATTCAATTAAGGAAGCAAAGAAGTATGCTAGTGAAGAAGCTAATGAAGTTATGGCAGATAAGATGTCTTTTGTAGAGAATATTCAAAATGAAGCATGGGAGAGTGAGGATGGATAGATGGGTGGTGCGTCTAAAGAATAAAAATCAAACAGCAAGTTGGAGATTTAATTCAAAAAGAAAAGCAGAAGACTTTTTAAATGATAGAAGAAAACTTGTGCAACACTTAGGGTATAACCCCGATCAGGTGTACTTATTAGTTCCTGTAGAGAGAGTTCTTACGAACTCTACAGGGACTAATAAGAATGGAGGAAGGACATGAAACAACTCCCACTAAATTTGAACTACGAGTCCAGTGATGATGCCTTAGTACAAAAAATGGCTACGGAAGCAGTAGAGGATGGTGATTTTTCCAGTTGGGATCATGCCTATGAAAGTATATGGGGATGGTATGAGGAGGAATTAAAAATAGGAGAGGAGTATGACTAGTCAATTTATTAAACACGTTGCTTGTGAAAATTGTGGATCATCTGATGGTAATGGTTTATATGATGATGGTCATCAGTATTGTTTTGTCTGTGAAACATTTATTTCTAATGAGGAAGGTGACGAAATGCCAGACACTGTAAGGAAGGCTCCCATACAGGGAGTATATACAAACATTTTATCTAAGGGAATTCTATCTGAAATTTCTGATAGGCGATTAACTTTATCTACTTGTAAGTCTTACGGAGTTACAGTTGAGTTAACTAATGAGGCTGTTACAAAACATATATATCCTTATTATAATTCTGAAGGACATCATGTAGGAAATAAAACTAGGGTAGTAGCAACAAAAGAATTTAGATCAGAAGGTAATATAAGTGATGGTGTTCTGTTTGGTCAGAACAAGTTTGATCCAACAGGAAAGTATATTACTGTTACAGAGGGAGAGCTAGACGCATTAGCATGTTACCAAATATTTGGTTCTAAATGGCCTTGCGTCTCAGTTAAGTCTGCTTCTTCAGCACTAGCAGACTGTAAGAAAAACTTTAAGTATTTAAATTCTTTTGATAATATTGTATTATGTTTTGATAATGATCTGGCAGGAAGAACTGCAGCCAATAAAGTTGCAGCTATTTTCGAGCCACATAAATGTAAGATTGTAAATCTTAAATCTTTTAAAGATGCAAGTGATTATCTAAAGGCTGGACAAAGGGAAGAGTTCATTCAGCTATGGTGGAATGCTACACCTTATACTCCTGCTGGTCTTATAAATCTAGGAACTCTTGGTTCTTCTTTGTATGAAGAAAATTATTGTGAAACTGTGAGCTATCCTTGGACTGGACTTAATGAGAAAATCTATGGGATAAGAACTGGTGAGCTTGTTACCTTTACCAGTGGTACTGGGATGGGTAAGAGTAGTGTACTCAGAGAGTTAATGTATCACATTATGAAAAATACAGAGGATAACATAGGGATATTTGCTTTAGAGGAAAGCATAAAGAATACTGCATTTAATATCATGTCCGTAGAGGCTAACCAAAGATTGTACATTAAGGAAATCAGAGATACATTTTCATTAGAACAGCTAAAGGAGTGGGAGAATAATACCATTGGAACGAATAGGTTTGTAGCCTTCGATCACTTTGGTTCTATGTCTAATGAAGATATCCTTGGGCTTGTCAGGTTTATGTCTAATGCACTGGACTGTAAGTGGGTAGTTCTTGACCATATATCAATGGTTATTTCTGGACAGCAGGACGGGGATGAAAGACGTAACATAGATAACTTGATGACTAACTTAAGAAAGATCGTCGAGGAGTGTAATATTTCTCTGCTTGTTGTGTCTCACCTCAGAAGGACATCTTCTGATAGAGGACATGAGGAAGGAAGAGAAGTATCTTTAGCCCACCTTAGAGGATCACAGAGCATAGCTCAATTGTCTGATGCTGTTATAGCCTTAGAACGTAACCAACAGTCTGAAGACCCAACAGAAGCGAACACTACAACCATAAGGATATTGAAAAATAGATATACAGGAGAGACAGGTATAGCTACCTACTTGTTTTATGATAAGGAAAGTGGTAGAATGTCAGAAATATCTAATCCTTTTGAAGGAGACAGCGATGAGGTGCATAGTTGACATAGAAACAAATGGACTAATTAAAGAAGCAACTACTGTGCATTGTATTGTAGCCGCAGATATAGATACAGGACAAAGCTATGTATTCAAACAGGCTGAATGCTATACAGCTTTTCCTGTATGGGCTAAACAAGTTCAGAAATTTATAATGCATAACGGTATTTCTTTTGATGCTCCAGTTGTCAACAAACTTATAGGAAAAACAATTAATTTAAATTCTGTTACAGATACTCTTATTTTATCTCAACTTTATAATCCCATGAGAGAGGGTGGACATTCTCTAAAAGAGTGGGGTGATAAACTTTCTTTACCTAAAGAAGAGATAGGTGATTTTTCTCAGTTTACTGAGGCGATGCTAGATTACTGTAAGCAGGATATAAACATAACCTATAAATTGTACAAACAATTAGAAGCTGAAGGAAGAAACTTTTCTTCTCGCTCTGTAAAATTAGAACACGCAGTCAGGGCTGCTATTGATGTTCAAGAAAGTAATGGCTTTGCTTTAGATATGCCTTACGCAATGACTCTGCAGGGTAAATTTGAGGACGAGTCAGATCAAATACAAAGAGAACTTCAAGAAATTTTTGAACCTATAGTAACCATCAGACATCACAAAACATCTGGTAAGAGATTGTCTGATCATGTAGAGATTTTTAACCCTGCTTCAAGAAAACAAATTGCTGAAAGGCTGATGGCTAAAGGATGGAATCCTAAACATAAAACAGAAAAAGGAAATATAATTGTTGACGAATCTGTTTTAGAAAAAATAGATATGCCAGAAGCTAAAGCTATAACAAGATATTTACTTTTACAAAAGAGGTCTAGTCAGATCAAGTCTTGGATAGAGGCGGCAGGTGAAG